CGCCCATGAAGCCGCCGAACAGTTTCGTCGCCGCTGTGCCCGAACCCGGAAACAGGAGGTTCATGATGAACCCGAAGATTTTCGCCGCGGCGATGCGCGCGAGGATTTGCAGGACCTCCGACGCGAGCGACTTGAAAATCGTTTTCATGGCGGACCGGAGCGTCTGCCCCTTCTCGAGCATGTTCGCGAACACCTGAGAGAACCCGCTCGACAATCCGTTCCACAGTCCCTCGAGTCCTTGCTGCGCGATGCTCGAGACGCTCGTGACGTCTGCGATGTGTGCGCGATAGTCGTCTGCGACGCGCTTGAGCACCTCGCCAGTCTCGAGCGCCTTCTTCTGCATCGCGTCTTGCGTTTCCGCGAAGATGTCTCCCATGCCGGGACCCTGACGCTCGTCGAACCCCTTCTGGTCGAACGGCACCTCCTGCATGTCAGGGATGACGTTGCCGGGCGGCGCAAGTCCTGCGTCCGTGAACTGCTTCACGAGCGCGTCGCGCTTCTTGACCGTCTCGAGCGCCTCGAGGATGCCGAGGTAGCGTTCCGCGTCGGCGGCGGAGAGCTTGAGGAGTTTCTGCATTTCCTCGAGCCGCGTCTTGCGCGAGTCCGTCGTCGGGTCCGCGACGTTGACCCCGTCGATTTTCCCGCCGCCCTTCGCCGGAGCGCCGTCGTCGAGCGCGCCCGCCTTGAGTGCCACGGCGCGCATGTTCTTGAGCGTCTCGATGCGGACCTTGAGCTTCGCGATGAGGGCGTCGTATTCCTTAATGAACGACTCGTCGACCTTGCGCGACCGCATTGCCGCGACGCCCTCGATGTTCGCGTCGAGTTGCGACTGCACGCGCTGGAGTTCCCGCTCGAGTTCCTCGACCGGCCCGCGCTTGCGTCCCGTGATGGCGTCCCATACGTCGTTGAACGCCTGCACCGCGGACAACGCCCACGGCGCAATCGCGGACTGCATGCGCGTCATTGCGCCCTTCCAGTTCCGCGAGAGCGTGTCAATCGTCGCGTCAAGTTTGCGCGCGTTCTCTTTGTCCTTCTCGCTGAAGATGCCGCCGTTCGCCTGCATCGCGGCGCGCGTCGTGCCGACCGTCGCGCGGAGCGTGTCGAGGATGGCGACCGTTTCCGCGGACGACCTGCCGAGGAGTTTGAGCGAGAGCGCCTGCTTTTTCGCGGCGTCGTCGCTCCCGGCGAACGCGTCACCGAGTTGCAGCGTCGCCTCGAGCGCGTCGCGAGTCGTGATGCCGAGTTTCGCGAGCAGCGGCTCGCCGCGACCAATCGCGCGGTTCATGAACACGAGCGAGGTCGCCGCGTCCTCGCTCGAGAGTCCCGCATCGCGGAACACCTGCTCGAGGACCTGAATGTTCTCAGTCGTCGTCCCGCTCGCCTTCGCCACGCGGTCGAGGCGCTCGACCTCCTCCGCCATTGCGACACTCAACGCGACGACTGCGCCGGTCGTCGCGACCACGGCCGCGGTGATGATGCCGAACGGACCGCCGCCCGTGACCAAGCTCGAGAGCACGCTGCGGAGGTCCGTCGCCTGACCGGATACCCGCCCGATTGCGCCGCTCGCCTCGTCCCGCGCTTTGATGACGAACTCAAGAGCCGATGCCATGACCTACCCTTCCAAGAGAAGCCGGAGCGCGGCGATGACGCGCCCGACGCCGAGGTCGTCGCCGGAGACGCGGACGTGCTCGAGCGTCATGCCGAACCGCATGTCGTTGACCTTGTCGTGCGCGCGCTGCGCGGTCGCGTTGAACGGGAGGTGCGGGTCATGCGCCGCTTCCCACGGAGTCCGCCCCGAGTCCCTCGCCAGCCGGTACAGGCTCCACCCGTACAGGAGTCCCGCCTCGCTCTCCACCATGAAAGGCCCCGGCGGCGGACTCACCTCCCGGAGTCTCGACGTACCCGCCCGCCCGGAGTACGCCCGTCACGAGCCGCTCGAGGTCCTCGACCCGGAGCAGTCGCCCCGGAATCGACCCCGGAACTCGCTTCGCCGGGTCCCAATAGAACGCCGGGCGGACCTCCCCGCCGTTGCCGTCTGAGAACGCCGTGCCCGCCTCGAGGAGCGGCACCGCGACCCGCTTGAGGTGCTCGACGTCCGCCTCGGCGTCGCGCGGTCCTGCGTCATCCTCGAGCGTCGGAGGACGACCGCCGGGAAGTCCGACCGCCTTGTGAAGAACGAGTTCGTCCGCCCCTCCGCACAGGACCCGGACCGGCTCGCCCGAGGTCGTCCGCATGTGCAGCAGTTCCACCACCACGACCGGCACCGCGACGTCCGTCGCCCGCGTGACCCCTGCGCCCTGCTCCATACCCTGACCCCTTTCCCTTCCGAGGATGCCCTGAGACGGCCCTCCGGACGCCCGGAGACTTCCCGGACGCCCGGCACCGTCGGAACCTGCCCTGCTCGAAGCCTGACCCCCTCCCGCCTACGGGAGCGCCGGGAGGTCGTTGCGGAACCGCGCGAGGAGCGCCGTCGCGTCCGTCGTGTCGAACCATGCCTCCCACGTCGCCGTCGAGAGCATGACGCCGAACCCCTCGACCGGAGCGCCGAACTCGACGAGGTTCGCCTGATTTGCCCGGAGTTCAAACTCCCGGAAGTTCGTCGAGAGCAGCGCCTCCGAGTGCCGGAACAGGAGTTTCGGCGACCCCTTCGTGAACGCGCGCGCGGCGTCGTGCTGCGTCTTGGTCGTAAACTCCTGCGTCAGCTTGAACCGCGCCGCGAGGAAGTCCGACCGGAGCGGCTCGTCGATGTTCACCGAGCCGACGAACCAACGGTCCTCGGCGTGCGGCGACTCGAGCGACACCTCGAACGACCGGACGCGGACGGACGCCGCGGCGTCCGCCGTGCCGTCGCTCACCGTGAGCGCCTGCGTGTAGAGCACCGGGATGACCGCGGACGGCTGCATGGTCGAGAACACCGCCGTCGCCGTGACAAGTGCGGCGTTCGCCGGACCCGAGAGCGTCACCGTGCCGACCACGACCGCCGTGACGACCGTGCCCGCCGCATACGACGGATGCGACACCGTGCTCCCGACGACGACGCCGTTCGCCGCGAAGTCGAACGCCGCCTTCGTGAGCGTGCAGACGCCGGTCGCGATGCACGTCACCACCGTCGCGAGCGTGACCGCCGCCGTCGGCGTCTGGTCCGAAAGGTAGTCGCGAGCGACGACCGTGAACTCGACCGTCAGCATGCCGTCGTTGCCCGAACCCGCCGCGCCCTTGATGGTCAAACCCGTGAGCTTGGCACCGAGCAGACGGAAGCACCTGCCCGACGACGGCACGTCGCCGAGGTTGACCTCGAGCGTCATCGGCGACAGGGTCGACCCCTCGCGGAACGTATGGTCGCCCGTGTTGCCCGAGACGACCGTGCGCGCGTAGGACCCGAACGCGTTGCGGAACAGTTCCTCGAGTCCCTCGTAGTTCACGCGGCACGAGAACGTGCCGCGGAACAGTTGCCCCGACTGATAGATGCCGCGGCGCGACGGATTGCCCGACATAGACCCGTCCATGATGCTGCCGATGACCGGCGTGACGTTCCAGTTCAGGATTTCGAGCCGCTTCGTCGGAACCTGAAACGTCCCATAGGTCGCCTCACGTCCGCCGAACTGCACATACGCTTTGTGACCGAGTCCCGGCATGTTTCCCCCTGCGACCTTATGGGTCCGTGTGCGTCAGGATGACGTCGACAAAAATGAGAAGTTCACCGACGACACGCCCCACTGACCGCATGTCGGAGCGAACGACGAACTCGCCCGGATACACCGGCTGCCGTAGCGCAACCGTCAGCGCGCCCTCGCCCGCGAACAGCGCGCGCAGGACGTCCGCCTTGAGTTTGTTGACGGTCCGCATGTCCTTCGCCACGAGCCAAACGGAGTTCGTCACACGCGCGCCGTGCTCCGAGACGTTGATGTTCGTTTGGTCCGGGTCCGTGCGAGACGACTCGAGCATGACGAGCGGCTTCGTCAGCGGGTCGACGACGTCCGCGGGAGTCCCCTCGCGCACCGTCGGCACCGTGAGCCACGCGGACGCGCCACCAGAGACGCCGATAGTAGCGAGGCGCGCGAGGACCGCAGTTAGAACGCGGTTCTCCATTGCGTCGAGTGGCACCGCGTCCTCCCTAGTCTCGCGTGCAGAGCACGCGCGTCACGAGTCCGTCGTCGATGCGCCGCACCGAGACGATGGTATAAACTTTCCCGTCCACCTCGAGGAGTCCGCCCTCGGCGATGCCGGGCAACGCGTCCGTCTTGACCGTCACCGAGAACACGCGCCCGACAATCGCGCCGAACTGCGTCTGCGTCTGCTCCTCGTCGCTCTCGTCGACGATGCCGCTTGAGGAATAATCCGCGCCGAGGTAGGTAGCAGTCACGGGCACGCCGAACTTCTTGAGCATAGGTTCGATGTTCGCGTCCCCGAAACGTGCCACGCTACCCCCGCGCGTTGACTGCTAGACGACCTTCTTGACGCCCGAGACGAACCCCGTGAGGTTCAGGACCGGAGTACCACCGGCGACGACGTGCTCGAGACGGATGAACTTATTCATCGCGTTGCAGTCGAGGAGAATGCGCTGCGCGCCCGCCGCCGTGAACTGCGTGAATGCGGCGTTCGTACCGTCCGTCTTGTTCACGGCGACGTAGGTTCCGCCGAGAGTCGCCGAAGTCTTGACGGTGATGTCATCCGTCGGCGTTCCCGTGACGTTCGCGACGCGGACCGAGACGGCGATGATGCCCTCAAAGTCCGTGATGTCGAGGCCCGTCGAGTTGGCGGTTACCGTGATGCTGGCGTTCTGAATGGTCGTTTCGATGACCTGCGTCATGACGTTGACCGGAGCGACTCCCATGTTCTTGCTCGCTTTCTTCCGGGTCGCCCCGGACTATCGCCTCGGCGCGCGAGCGGGCTTCGGCTCGCGCGACTGCGGCTCGTTTTCCTGCGCGACGACTGCGCCCGGAGAACTCTCCGGGTGCTTGACCTCGGCGTCGGGAGCCGGAGCAGCATCCTCCGGCTCCTCGACGATGTACCCGTAGAACACGAACTCGCGCGCCGCCTGCGGCGTGAGTTCGATGACGTCGCCGATGCTCACGTCGACGCCCGCCCCACGGCAGAAACCTTTCACCGCGCGATACTTCATGCCCTAGCCCTCCGAACCCGTCACGCGATTACACCGACGGGCAGTTGACACCCTTCGCGAACGACGCACCATGACGCGGCAGGACGTCGCCCATCTGGAACGTCGCGACCTCGATGATGTTCTTCGCCTTCTTGGTGAACGGGTCGACCACGAACTCCATCGCTCCGAACATGCCGATGAGCAGGTCCGCCCAGTTGCCGTAGATGAGCGCCTGCGAGGAGCCGCCCGTTTCGACCGAACCCGTCATGACCTTCGACGCCTGCGTCGACGCGCTCGCGCGATACCCGAGGACTTCACCTTCGCGGAGGTTGTTCTTCCACAACGTCTGCGCGACCGTGTTGCCGAGTTCCGCGGTCACACGCATGCGACCGGCGAGCACGACCGACGCGAGCCAGCCGAGCGTACCGAGGTCCGCGTTGTTGTCCGCGACGCCGACGACCATGTCCATAAGCGTGGTCGCGTCCGGGAACGTGGTCGCGAAGTCCTTCGAGAACACGGACGTCGCCGAGTAGATGCCCGTCGGCTCGCCGAGTGCGCCCTTACCGTGAATCGCGGCCTTGTCGAACACGAGCGAGTGACCGGTCGCGAGTTCGTTGCGAACCCACGACTCGATGTCGAACGACGCCTGCATCGCGAGTTGCCGCGTGAACGGCACGACGCCCTGCATCGTCTTGGGAGACAGGAGCGCCATACCGAGCGACGGGTCGCTCGAGGGAGTATCCGTCGCCGGGTTCTCCGGAACCCATGCGACCGTCACGCCGCCGGTCACGCGCGGGAATCCGACGGGACCCGTGAGTCCCGTGAGCAGACGAGCGCCGAGCGACATGACGATGCTGCGCGCGCGGAGGAGTTCGATGAGTTCGCCGGGACGCTCCGACACGACCTCGGAACCCTTCGCCGCGAGCGTGCTCGAGAGGGTACGGGTCCGCATCGGCGCGAAGAATCCGCCGCGCTTCGGCAGGTCCGACGGCCAGTTGCTCTCGATGTGCCGATGCACCGCCGCCTCGACGCCGTCGAACTTCGCGTTGTGCGGGTTCTCCTGCGCCTCGATGCTGCGACGAATGGCGCGATGATACGAATACTGCTCGAGGTCGTCCGCCGGAATGTCGCCGATGCCGAGCGCCTCCATCGACGGCGGGACCTTGCGGTCGCCCTTCGTCGCGCGCTTGCTCGCGATGTCGACCGCGATGTCCGCGAGCGACTTCGCGTTCCACGCGGAATCGGCGCGCAGGTACCCGTCGACTTCGGACGCCGACAGTCCGTTCGCCGCGGCGATTGCGGACACTTCACGGAACCGCTCCTCGCGGTTCTCCTTCACTTCGACGACCGGCGTCGGCAGTACCCCGCCGCCCGCGCCGCCCATATCGAACTTCCGGTTCTTCAAGAGCATGCGCTCCCCCTCGACGGCGACGCCGTCCGTGATGACGACAGGGAACTCGTCCCCGCCTTCGTTGCTGCGACCCACCCCGACCGTGACGTCCGCCGGAACCGAGACGATACTGACTTCCGCCGGTTGCCACCGCGTCACCTTCCACACGTCCACGCCGTCCCGCGTCTCGACTTTCTCCGCCGCCTTCACGAAGTACCCGACCGAGACGTTCCTGCGAATACCGTCCGCGACGTCTTGCTGCACTTCTTGACCGCGCTGCGACCGCGAGAACCGGATGCTCCCCCGCATGACGCCGTCCTCGAGACGCACCGTCTCGACGACGCCGACTTGGTCCCCGCCGTGGTCGACGAGCACCGCACCGCCGGACGTGAGGCGCGACAGGTCGACCGCCGCGCTCGAATGGTCGAGCACCTCGACGCCGAACCACCGCTCGACTTCCGCCTCGCTTGAGATTGCGATGTCGTAAGTCTGCGGCGCGTCCTCGGCGTCAGCGCCCGCGGCTCGCGTGATGGTCCCGGAGAACCCCCGGAACTGCTTCGCGAGCTTGCCGACTTCCTTGAGGCTCCCCTTCTTCACGAGCACCCCCTATGCCGCGAGCAGCGCGGCGACGAACTCCTCCTCGTCGCGACGTGCGGCGAGGCTCCTCGTATTGATGACCCGGACCGCGGCGACCGCGGCGAAGATGCGAACCCCCCGGACGACTGCGGTCCCATCCGACGCGACCTCGACCGAGCCGACTTTCGCCGCGCTCGAGACGCCCGCCGCGGCGACCCGGACCGATACCGGCTCCGGCTCCATCGCGGGCATGCGCCCGAGAATCATCCCCGCGTTGAGCGTCGTGAGCATCGCCGCGCCGCCGCTCGCCGCGCCGCCGACCGTCACCGCCACCGAGCCGACCGCCGCCGCGCTCGAGACGCCCGTCACGTTGACCGTCACGTCCGGCGACGTGACGACGACGACCTCGTCCCCGAGGACCGCCGCGCTCGAGACGCCCGTCACCGGGACGACCGCCGCGCCGGATGCCACCACCGCGCCGAGGATGAGCGGAGACGCGACCCCGGTCGCCGGGACGACTGCGGCCCCGGAGACGGACGCGATGCCGAGCAGGACCGCGCTCGAGACGCCTGACGCGTTGACCGTGACGTCCGGCGAGACGCCCGCCGCAATCGGCCAGCGGTGCGCTTGCTGGACCCACGCGCCGCGAGGCGGCTTCGAGAGCGCCCCGGTCGAGGCGAGCGCCGCGGCGAGGACCTGATAGGACAGTGGGACGCGGACCCTTGTCGGGACCTCGGCGTTCAGGTTGACCGGCAGGAACCGCCGCCGCACGCGCGACGCCGCCGTGCGAGGGAAGTCCAAATCCGACCATGCTCCGACCGCCCTCGAGCCACCGAGGACGAACCGACTGCCGAGGTACGGAGCGAGACGTTGAACAGGTGCCATATTATCCGAGTTCGATGATGTCGAAACCGCACGACACCGTCAGCGCCGCGGGCGCGACCGGGAGGTGCAAGGACAGGATGCCGCCACCGGGAACAATGATTCGCTCCTCCGGCACCGGGAGCCAGAGCCAGCCGTTCGACCAGTTGAACGCGTCCGCGTAGAGCACCGCGCCCGCCGTCCCGAGCACCGTCGCGAGCGCGCGCGCCGTGCCGCCGAATGCCGTGTCGCCCGCATCGAGCGGGTTCGTGAGCGCCGTGCCGACGTTCGTCGACGCGGTCGAGCGTCGGAGAATCTGCGCGCGTTGCTGCGCCGAGGTCGTGTTCGAGGACTGCGCGACCCATGCGCGCGTGACGATGCACGTCTTGGTCGCGGGTGCCGTGAACTCGATGAGCGTCGTGATAGCGGCAGTCAACGAGCCGCCGTCGACCTGAATCGCATATGCGCGCACGTCTCTCTCCTATGTCAGTCGGACGAGCGCGTTCGACGCGTCCGCCACAGGTAGAACGACCGTGAACGTCCCCGCCGTGCTCGTCTTGTCGGCACCGAAGTCGAGGACCGCGACCGCCTTGTTCGAGCGGCTCGAGTTGTAGATGAGCGCGCCGCGCGCCGTGATGGTCGACGTCGTCCAAGCCGGGTCCGTCGTCCAGTCAATCCACGACACCGCGCCCGAACTCGACACCGTGAACCCGACGAGCGCCAGCCCGAGCGCCGTGTAGCCCGTACCGACGACTTCGTTCGTTGCCGTATACGCCGCCGTCGTTGCGTCGAGCGTCGCGACGCTCGTATAGAGAGCAATCTTGTAGACGTCCGCCGGTTGATGCACGCCGTTGAGGACATCCGCCTTGAACGAGTTCGCCATTGCCTGCGTGATAGCCACTAGTCCCCGCCCTCGCGGACCGTCGCCGCCTTGAGGTCGCCGTTCGCGTCACGCGTGAACGCGACCGTCCGCGTCGCCGCGACGCCCTTGACGTCGTTGTGAACGTGGACCTCGACCGTGCTCCCGCCGCTCGCGACCGACACCGGGTCGAGTCGTTTCGACGAGACGCCCTTGAGCGCGCGCACGAGTTCCGCGCGCAACGAAGTCGGCGACGCGCTCGAGCCGTTCTTCCCGCTCCCGTTCGTCTCCGCCTTCGCGTCGACCGCCTCGTCCGCGGCGTCCTCGGCGTCTGCGCCGTCGCCGTCGTCCTCGCCGTCCGTATTGTCGGGAGTGCTCGCCGTTTTCGCGAGCGCCTCGATGCTCACTCCGTACTCGTCCGCGAGCGCCTGCTCCTCCGCGAGTTCTTCGAGAATCGTCTCGAAGTCCTCGCCCTGCTCCGCGAGCAACGAGGTGCGCGACGCCATGCCCGCGGCGATGCCCGCGATACCCGCCTGCGTGTCCTTGAGCGGGTCGACCCACGGCCACCCGCGACCAATGAACCGATACTTCGCGAACTTCCGCACGTCGCGCGAGTCGAGCAGGACCGCCGAGTGCAGGAGCGCCATGTTCAGGAACTCCTCATACACCGGCTCGAGGAACGTCGACTTCCACCACTCCTGCACGGTCCGCCACACGTCGCGCTCAATGATGAGTCCGGCGCGCATGCTCGAGTAGTTCACGCCCTCGAGGTCGTTCGCGAGCGCGTTGTAGCTGACGCCGTGACCCGTCGCGATTTCGCGCTTCGACGCCTTGACGAAGTCTCCGAACGCGGTCGAGGGATGGTCAGGCGAGAACGCGGCGACCTCGTACCCTTCGGGCAGGACGCCGAACGTACCGGGATTCGCTTCCATCGTGAACGACGCGTCGTTCGGGATGGCGGCTCCCTCGGCTCCGGCTTTCTTCTGGAAGAACCCCATCTTCGCAGCGGCGACGCGCGCCGCGATGAGTTCGCTCTCGACGTAACCCGAGAGCATCTTCGTACTCACCATGACGGAGAGCATCCATGTGACGCCGCGCGTCTGACCCACGCGCTCCGGGTCGTAGAGGTGCAGGATTTCGTCGGCAGGGTAAGATACCCGCTCGCGGTCGCGGTTCGCGGTCGCCTGCGGCTCGCGGTTCTAGCCGTGATACGCGACCGGTCGCCCGTCGAAGTCGACCTCGACGCCGAGCCGGATTTCGTTCTTCCCGTCACCCGCGGCGCGGTTGAGCGTCTCGTCGATGAGCGCCGGGTCGAACGCCTCGAGCGCGAACCCGAACCGGTTGCGCGTGAACGCGCGATGCATGCGGACGAACACCTCGCCGTCGCGAGCGACCGCGCGGAGCAGCGTCCCGGAGAACGAGGTCAACGTCTGCTTTCCGTCACGAGTCGGTCGGCGCGACCAATCGCGCCACGCCTCCTCGAGCTTATCGTTGAACGCCTTGTTCAGCCGAGCGTTGTTATTGCGGACCTGCGACTGCAACCGGAACCCGTTCGCTCCGATGACGTTCGTCGTGAGCATCCGGAGAAAGTGCTTCGTCGTCGGGTCGTTGTTCTCGAGGTCGCGTGCGCGAGCGCGCAGCGTCGCGAGCGTCCATCGCGTCTCGTCGTCGCGCGACATGCGCGTCGCGAGCCAGTCCGCGAGCAGTCGGGTCGTCTCCGCCGCCGCAATGGACCGCGTGTCCAAGGTGGGAACGGCCCGAGCACGTCGACCGCGGAGCGTTTGCCACGCGTCCGCGAGCCGGTACAAAAGCGGCGATGCCTTCGAGGTCGCGCTCATGTCTCGTTGACCGTCCCCGAGAACGTGACCCGCACGTCTCGGATAAACTGACCACCCGCGCCCGCGAGCCGGATTTCTTCGGCAAGTCGGTCGCGGACCGCGAGAAGTTCCTTCTGCGGAATCTGCGACACCGCGCGCCCGGCGACCTGAAACGATTCCATATCCTCGAGGTATCGCCCGAGCAGCCGCGCCTCGACGAGCATGAGCGCCTTCTCGGCGAACGACTGCGCGTCACCCTCACCCGCTTGCGCGAGGTCCTGCAATACCGTCACGGTTCCGGTGTCCGCCTGATAGACCTCGCCGGACTTCGTCGCGAGGACCCGCCACGAGTACGCGCCCGGCAGGAGCGCCGCCGTCACCGCCGCGGAGAGCGTGAACGTGAAGTCGGCACCGCTCGCGACGCCCACGACCGGGACGATGACCGACCGGCCCGCGACGTATAGCTTCGCCGTCCATGCGGCATCGGCAGGGTACTCGGCGCTCGAGAGCGTGAGTTTGACCGTCGTGCCTGCGGCGAACGAGAGCGGCATCGTGTTCGACATGCCCGGCATATAAGCCGACCCGCTCGAGCGCGTCTAGTACGCATTGCGCGCAAAAAGGCGGGACCCCCGAACCGGGAGTCCCGCCGTGCCACTGACGCCGCCCTGCGCGAACCTCGAGCGCCCTATGCCGTCTCCGGCGCGACCGCCTCGGTCGACTTCGCGCGCCGGGTCGCCCACCCGCGCCGCGACGCCTGCGTCCGCTTGCGCTTCGAGAGTTTCGCGTATGCGAGTCCGCCCTTCCCCGCAATCGCCCGTCGCGCCGCCGGTCCGAGTTTCTTCGCGCGCGCCTTGCCGCCCTTCGACGACCCGAGCGACCCGAGCAAAGCCGCCGCCGCGCTCCGCGCCTCGCGCTGCTCCTTCGTGATTCCCATATCCCACCTCCTCCCGCTAGTTCCGGGACGGCGACGCCGCCCTCGGGATGATGCCTTGCGCCTCACCGACCACCGACTCCGACCACTCGAGCGACCCGAACGTGCGCCCGCCTCCCTTGCCCGGCACGACCTCCGCGATACCGGCCGCGGTCGAGAGCGCCGTCTCGAACGAGATGATGATGCCCTCTCGCCGGTCCGCCTGCTCGCGCGCCGACGGCGGGTTCTCGAGGTCGACCGAGTCCCGGTCGCGCATGACGTACCACGTTTCGG